ATACAGCTTCTCCAGGTCTAGGAGCATCTCCATCGATGAGACCGTTATACCAAGTAGCAGTTGTAGAGGCATCATCCCACCAAGGAGCATTAGCATCTACTGAAGCTGAAACTAGACCCCACTGTGTATGTAAAAAAGGTAAATCATAATATAGACCATTAAGTACTGCTCTAGTTTGTGTTGCCTCTATAACTGGAGCTATGTTAGCATTAGGAAATGTCCCATATAATCCGCTGTCAAATATTTTATCGTCTTCTGTCATTATATTAAAGTTGCGCTTACTGCGTAGTTTGTTGTTAAATCTGATCTAGTATTACTTTTACTTTTAGAATCATATCCATTAGTTCTAAAACAGTTATACTTTTTACCGGCTTCACTACCGCTTGGTATTTCAAATTCATCGTGAGTAAATTTTAAATCCTCTACATCTGCAGCAGCTGCCCATTTTTCTGCTTCTTTCCCGCTATTCCACCATTGAGCAGAATTAACTTGAGTTCTTATAGTACTAAACTTAACCGAGGTTCTATATTTTAAATTATATTGTTTACCCTCTACAGTAATATTTTTATATAACGTAGCCATACTAATATTTATTATTTAGCTAAGCCAGATTGCCAATTATCCTGAGGATTTTCACCTAAGAAGGTAAATCCCATAGATCTTAAATCATTCATATCATCAGATACTTCTTCACCCATACCAAATACAACAGCAGATACATTATTTGAACCTACTCCAGTAATTTCTTCGTCAAGATATATAGAAGTAGAGTCTTCAAAATATTGTATACCAAAGTCCATTGGCTCAATAACAGAAGGCTTGCCCATATCATCAACTTCTACGATATCAAAGAATCTTTCAGTAATCTCTTTCTCTAGAATAAACAATCCATAAAGCATAGCCATGACTCTATCGTCATGAAACCCTGCTCGAGCTTTCCAGGTACCGTTAGGGTAACGAACAAAGTTTCTTAGTTCAGTCACTGTATCTTCTTCTCTTACAGTTACTACTCTTACTTCATTCATAAAGTATCTCATGTTAAGAACACCTTTATATTTAGAATTAGTATGGGCTATCATACCTCTCATTACATTTCTTCTATGAGCGTTTTTATTACCATATGATACTATTTTATCATAGCCTAAATCCTCTGCTAACCTATCCACCACCTGTGCGCCACAATTGTTTCTCTCTATGAGAGCTAAGGGAGACCCCCAGTTAC